GACGAGAACCTGATCGCGACCATCGAGAAGGCGGCCGTGTCGGCAGCGAACACGCTGGCGCCGACCTGGGCCGGCAACCTGATCACCGACGGCGGAGTACCATTCGCGGACTTCGTCGAGTGGCTGCGCGAGCGTAGCCTGATGGGCCAGATCAGCAATCGCCTGCGTCGCCTGCCGTTCGATACGCCGGTCCTGATCCAGGGCAGCGCTGGCACCGCGAAGTGGGTCAAGGAAGGCAACAACAAGCCGCTGACGAGCTGGACCTACACGCGCACGAAGCTGTCGCCGCTGAAGGTCGCTGCGATCGCCGCAGCCACGAAGGAAACGCTGATGCGCGCCACGCCGGCCGCTGACGCGCTGCTTCGTGACGAGCTGGGCCGCGCCTGCTTGGCCGCCATCGACGGTACGTTCATCAGCGACGTCGCGGCAGTCGCCGACACGTCTCCGGCGGGCATCCTCAACGGTGTGACCCCGCTGACCCTGTCGGCTGGCTCCAACGTGGCGGACATCCGCTGCGACATCGCCACCTTCCTCAACGAGCTGGTCGACGGCCTGAAGACCATCGCCGGAGCCTTCTGGGTGATGCCGGAGAACGTGGCAATCGCGCTGTCGCTGATCGTGAACGAAGTGGGCGCCTCGGCGTTCCCCGGCGTCACGGTGACCGGCGGCACCCTGGCCGGCTTGCCGGTATTCGTGACCGGCTATGCCGACACGGACAGCGACGGCTCCGTCGTGGCTCTGATCAAGGGCGACGAGATCTTCCTCGGCGACGAGGACGGTGTGCAGGTCTCGATGTCCGATCAGGCCACCCTGGTGATGGACGATGCGCCGACGGGCAACAGCATCACGCCCACCGGCGTGAGCCCGGGCAGCCAGGCGTTGGTGAACATGTGGCAGACCAACTCTGTCGCGTTCCTGGTTGAGCGCTTTATCAACTGGCAGAAGCGCCGCAATGCCGCGGTCGTGTGGGGCCGTGTCAACTGGACGGCCTGCCAGTCGCCGTAATTGCAGCAGTAGGGAAAGGAGGGCGGACACGTTCCGCCCTCCTCTTTTTGAGGATACGAGATGCGAATCCAGTACAAGACGACCAAGCACCAGCGTGAGGTAAGCGCCGAATGCGGGCGCCGGCTGGTAAAGGCTGGCATCGCATCGCGCGTCACCAAGCCACGCCGCGTAAAGGCGAAGCCAGGCGGCGCCCAGGCCGACGCGCCGAGCAGTGGAGCTACGTACGAGCGTCGCGACATCACCAGCGGTGACGAATGATGCGGTACACCGCTGACGACCTGGCGCAGGCAGCCGGCGTTCGGAAGTACGGCGCCGACTTCCTCAAGGCGTTCAACCCGATTCCGCTGATGAATCAGGGCTGGCGGATCATTTCCGAACCCTTCACCGGCGCGTGGCAGCGGAACATGTCGGAGAAGCAGGGCACGATCCTGTGCTATCCGACGCTGTATGCCTGCCTGAATCGCATCGCGAGTGACATCGGGAAGCTTCCATATCGACTGATGGAGGAGGGTGCAGACGGGATATGGCGTCTGGACAAGGCGAATACCGCTTTCTGGCCGGTCCTTCGCAAGCCAAACCACTATCAGACAGCTCAGCAGTTCCGGGAAAGCTGGCTGCTTTCCAAGCTGACGCAGGGAAACATGTACGCGCTGAAGGAGCGCGATGCGCGCAACGTAGTCGTGAAGCTCCATGTCCTGGACCCATGCGCCGTGATGCCCATGGTCTCGGACAGCGGCGACGTCTACTACCAGATCAACTACACGACCGCGGCGAACCTTCTGCCCTCGAGCTATCCGGCGACACAGCTGATAGTTCCGGCAAGCGAGATCATCCACGACCGGATGAACTGCTTCCACCATCCGCTGATCGGCGTGCCGCCGCTGTGCGCAGCCCATTGGCCGGCGGTGAAGAACCTCAAGATCCTGAAGGACGCGACGACGTTCTTCGCCAACGGCGCCCAGCCCGGCGGCATCCTTACCGCGCCTGCGGGCATGAGCGATGACGACGCGCTTCGGGTCAAAGCCTACTGGGACGAGAACTTCACCGGAGAAAACCGCGGAAAAGTTGGCGTCGTTGGCGCCGACATGAAGTTCACGCCATTCGCGTTCAACGCGGCTGATTCACAGCTTGTTGATCAGATGCGCTACAGCGACCAGCAGGTCTGCCAGCCCTTCGGGATCCATCCCTTCATCGTCGGCATCGGGACCATTCCCGCCGGCCTCAAAACCGACGACATCACCAACACGTATTACCAGTTCGCCCTGCAGTCGCACATCGAGGCGATGGAGAACCTGCTGGACGATGGCCTGAAGATCGACCGCCCGCTGGGTGTCGAACTGGATCTGAACCCTCTGCTGCGTATGGACTTCGCGCGTCGCGCCGAGGTCATGGGCAAACTGGTCAAAGACGGCATCGCGACCCCGAATGAGGGTAGATGGGAATTCGGCTACGCCCCGCTCAAGGGAGGCGACACCGTCTACATGCAGCAGCAGGACATGCCGCTCGATCAGGTCCGCAAGAACAAGGTTCCCCAGGCTACCCCGCCAGCGTCGGCAGACGAATCGCTGTCCGATGACGAGATGGATTCCGAGATGGAAGAAGATCCCGAGGTAGACGAGGCATGAACAAAGAGATCCAGCGCGCCATCCTGCGCGCGTGCGCCCGTTTCATCGGGAAGAAGCTGGAGCCCGTCGACGCTCGGCTGAAGAAAGTTGAAGGGCTGGTCGCGAAAGCGATGACTCCGGAGCAACTGGAGGAGGTTCGCACTGCGTGGCAGGGAGAACTCGGCGAGCTGAAAAAGGAACTTGTCCCCGGGCTTCCAGGTAAGGACGGGAAAGACGCCGAGCCAGTGGTGGTGGCCGATGTGGTCGCCGAACTGGTGAAATCCGAAGCGCTGGCCCCGCTGATCGACCTGATGGTTGCTGAAGCCGTGGCGAAGCACTTCGAAGCCAATCCGGTGCGCGATGGCCGAGACGGCGAGCGCGGACAGCAAGGCGAGAAGGGCGACGCTGGCGAGCGCGGCGCGGACGGTAAGGACGGAACCGGCCTGGCCGATGCCCTGATCGATCGCGATGGCGCCCTCGTGCTGACCATGACCGATGGCCGCGCGAAGACGCTGGGCGTCGTCGTCGGCAAGGACGGCGATGCCGGCACGGACGGTAGAGACGGCCTCAGCATGGTGGACGTTTCGCGCGAGTACGACGGGACCACACACGAGGTGGTCGAGCGCTGGACGGTCGGTGGCGAGGCGAAGGAAATTCGCTACCCGGCCGGCGGCATTCGTCCGGGCGGATTCTGGCGGGAGGGCCTGAAGTGCCACGCCTCGCAGGCGATCACCCACGACGGCGCGCTCTGGATCGCCAGGCGCGACACCACCGCGAAGCCGTGCCTGGAGAACGCCGACGACTGGCAACTGGCCGCGCGCAAGGGCCGCGACGGGCGCGACGGAAAGGACGGCAAGCCGCCTCCGGGTCCGGTGAAGCTGGGGGACAGCAATGCTTGAGCTCGTCACCATCGAGGAAGCCCGGCAGCAGATCCGCGCCGACGGCGACAGCGACACGGGTGACGACGACCTGTGGCTCGGCCTGGCCATCAAGGCGGCATCGGCTGCCGTGGCGCGATGGCTGAAGGACAGCTGGCGCTTGTACGTGCTGGAACTGGATTCCGAAGGCAATCCGGTGCTGGACAGCGGCGGAGTACCGGTGCCGGAAGAAGACTCCAACGGCGACCCCATCGTCCTTCCCGAAGTACGTCTGGCCGTGTTGGTCGAAGTGGCCAGTCAGTACCGGTACCGGGAAGGTGAGGGCAAGGACAATGTCGTGACACCGGATGCCGGGCACGGCTATGTGTTGAACAAGGCGTCTACCGCGCTGCTGGTGCCGTTGCGGAAGCCGACGATCGCATGAGCATCGCAGCGGGCCGCCTCCGTCACCGCGTTCGCATCGAGCGGCGGATTGATGGCCAGGATTCCAATCTGGATCCGGTATTTACCTGGGAATGGGTGGCAACTGTCTGGGCGGCGGTTGAGCCTCTGTCCAGTAGGGAATTCTTCGCCGCACAGGCGGCTCAGTCTCAGGTGGTGGCCAGAATCACCATCCGGCATCGCGATGGACTCAACGCCCAAATGCGACTCCTGCATCGGGGCAAGGTTTACAACCCTGCAGGTTTCCTCCCAGACAAGGACAGCGGCATCGAGTACCTGACGATTCCTGTCACGCAAGGTGTCAACCAGGGCGATTGATGGAGATCGTCCTACTGGCTCCGGGACCAAGCATGTCGCAGGGGCTGGCAGACAGCGTACGCCATGAGCCTGTTGGCGTGGTTGGGAACTGCTGGGAACTGGCGCCATTGGCACTGTTCCTTGCTGCCAACGATCGCCATTGGTGGATGAAGTACCCCGAGGCAAAGGGCTTTGCGGGTCGGAAGTTCAGTTCCAATCGGATGGCTGGGGTTGAGGTTCTTCCTGGCTCGCGAACAGTATGGAATAGCGGGGTCCTGGCGCTGACTGCGGCAGTACACCTGGGTGCGACGCGCATACGGTTGTATGGCTTCGACATGCATGGGACTCACTACTTCGGCCCCTACACCAACGGTCTGAGGAACACCGCACCAGATCGTCGACAGGTCCATCGCCAGCAATACGCGCAGTGGGCTCGCCAACATCGAAGCATCGAAGTCATCAACTGCACGCCAGGGTCAGCCTTGGGCTGCTTTCCGTTCGAACAGGATTCCATCGCGGCATGACGCAGCCCCTTACCATTGTCACTTTCAAATGGCGCACTCCTGGGTACCGGGCGAACTTCGAAAGCAAGCACGTGAACATCTTGCGCCGGATGGTGCTAAGGCACTATCCCGACCCTGTGAGGTTCGTCTGCTTCACCGACGACCCCGTGGGCCTCGCCGAAGGCATCGAGCATTTCCCGATTTGGGAGGACCACCGGAAGGTCCGCAATCCAACCGGGGGCGGCCGGCCATCGTGCTACCTGCGTCTGAAGCTGTGGGACCCCGACATGGCTGAGATCGTGGGACCGCGATTCGTCATGTTGGACCTGGATACCATCATTTGCGGGGACCTGAGGCCGGTGTTCAACCGGACTGAGGACG